AAAGAACAAAGAAAATGTGAAGAATTTGAACAAGGTGCTGATGATTTAGACAATGAGTTTGAATGTAATCATTGCCTTATTAGAGATTCAAAAATGTATTGTGAGAAAAAAATGACAACAAAAGAGTTATATTATGTCGAAAGGATCTAAGTCTCGCATAGGGAATCAAAAAACCTTTAACGAGGGTTGGGATAGAATTTTCAATAAAGAGGATAAAATGAGCAGCAAAAACGACTTTATAGAGCAGCAGCAAGATTCAATCAATGAAGAATGGTATAAATATTGCCATGAGATACAAGAAGTTAGGCGAAAATATGGTATGCCTGATCTAGTGTTTACGCCAAATGATAAGGAAAGATTCGCCATAAGTTACATAGAGAGCCATTTAATCTAGTACAAGGTCTATACAATCAGTCAATCCTAGTCGTTCATTCATTCAATCAAGCCAAATATAGCCAAATATCGCCAAATAATATTCAATCCAAGTAGTCAATCCAAGATGTAATTCAATCTATCTAGCATAATATTTTTAAAATTAAATAATAATCAATTAATAATCAATGCTTGTTTGTGTATGAATATATGATAGGGTTATAGGTAATTAATAAATAATTAGAGGTATATTATGAATATAGAAAATTATTATAAATATGATGAAATCAAACAATATTTTGATGAATGGATAGAAGATCATGATTCAGAATATATTAGAGAGAATCTTGATGATTTACATCATTACGCATTTAATGAAGATTATTACATTATAGGCAATTATGAAGCTAAAGAATGGCTATCAGATGAAGTATTTAATATTATCGACATTATAAAAGAATATGAAAATCTGGAATTTGGAAAAGTAAGTACAGATTTTTCTCAACCCGAAAAAGTCGTAAATGTGTATACCTATATCGTAGGCGTAGAAATCGTAAATAATTATATTAATTCATTAGAGGATAAAACAGCATGAATATAGACAATATAAAAGAATATCTTATATCAGAAATTGCGAATAATGAGCCATTTACAAAATGCCACGATCCAATTAAATATAAGATAGACATTCAAGTGCTTACATATATTAATTATCAATCAATAACTAAGAGGGCTAATAATGATAATAGATAAAAACAATCAAGGTGCGTGGCGTATATCAGACATAATTAACGGCTATTGGGTAACTGAAGTATATTATTTTTATACCAGAAAAAATGCCATAAAATTATATAAAGAAGAACATTACAATAAGAGGGCTAAATAATGGAAAAATGGCTAAAATCTTTATCAAAAAAAGAATTAAGAGTATGGATTAAACATATGAGTAGTTTACCTATTTTATTTTTTGCAACAGATGAAGATAAAAAAAACTTAGAAATAGCAAAACAAGTATTAAATAAGAGGGCTAAGCAATGAATAATTACGAAATAATATTAGAAATATGGGCATTTACTTTCATTTTTGTATTAGGTTTATTCCTTTATGGAATGGCTATATACCTAAAGACAATAAATGAGAATGAGATAAGTTTCTGTAAATGGCTTTTAACATTGCCATTAATTTGCATAAGTATATTAATAATAACCAGATATTAAGAGGTAAAAAACAATGAAAAAACAAGATAAAAAACTAAATAAAAAACTAAATAAAAAGAGGTGCGGATATAAAAAACCAGATTGGTGTAAAAGTTTTATGTCTAATCTTAATGACTTCATGTCTAAAGAATCTAATAAGAGGGCTAACAATGACTAAAAAAGAAATAACAGAAATAGCAAATAATCTGACAACAAATGATGTTTGTGATCTATTAAACATATTCGCACATAAAATTATGGTTTTTGATCAAACAAATAGTCATTTATTAGAAATTGACACAGAAAATCCGCCTTGTATAAATGGCAGTAGTATTCAAATCAATTTTAAGTAATTAATAAATACATAATAAAGAGCCATTATATTAATTTATAGTGGCTTTTTTATTGTTTTTTTGTTTTGTGTATCAAATAATAAATAACGCCTTATTTTAGATAGAATACTGGATTAAGAGAAATCGCCGAAAGTCAACAAATACAGGGCTATACTATAGAGCAATACATACAAAGGTATAATAAGATATCTAATTAGTAGTTGTTTGTTTTTAACTGGGTTTAGTTTGTTTCATACTTTTAGATAAGACATTCATACTTTCCAACACACACGCTAAAACAAATCTAATTAATATATCTGATAGGTAACCATAGCAGAATTATTTATCTATCCATAACAGGCATTGTAGAACGTTTTATAAGTGTGTTTTTATGTGTGCAATAATCAGAGCATAGGCAACCCCCCACGTGTTGGTACTAATTATTGTGTAGTCCCCTCCATATTCTCTTGGGAGATATACAGTGTATATACGATAACACTACATGTGCTAATTCAATCTAACAAATACACAAGATGTAGTTGTATTTAGAAAAAAAATCATTACAATAGGGGGTGGATAACTATGTCTACTGAAAACGAAAGAATAGAAGAAATCATATCCACTCTTAAGACTCGCCAACAGACCAATAGATTAAACTACTATGTACCTTATAGATTTCAGCGTAACTTCCATGAAAGTGGATCAGATGCAAACCAAAGGTTGTTGATGGCAGCAAACAGGGTAGGAAAGTCCTATGTAGGGGCTATGGAGATGGCTATCCATCTGACTGGAGAATATCCAGATTGGTGGAAAGGCAAACGCTATAAAGAGCCCATAAGAGCATGGGTATGTGGTGCTAGTAATGAAACCACACGTGATATCTGTCAAAGAGAATTATTTGGGCAACCAGACAACCCAAGAGATAAAGGGAAAGGAAGTATTCCTAAACATCTCATTGGTGAAACAACAAGAAAACCAGGTGTGCCTAACGCACATTCCTCCGTACTTGTAAAACACAAAACTGGTGGGTGGTCTCGTGTTGCCTTTAAAGCTTATGAAATGGGTGCTGAAAAATTTATGGGGGAGTCGATTGACCTTGTATGGCTCGATGAAGAACCACCACAAGACATCTATTCACAATGTATTACACGTACATTAGACAGGAGAGGTCAGGTTTATCTAACCTTTACACCAGAATCAGGGGTTACAGAGGTAGTACAGAACTTTACAAGTGATCTAAAGCCACAACAGGCATTGATTACAGCAGGTTGGGAAGATGCAGAACATCTAACTGACGACATGAAAGAGCAGATTTTACAAGCTTTACCACCTCATGAGAGAGATATGAGGTCAAAAGGTATACCAATGATAGGAAGTGGCCTTGTCTTTCCTATAGATGAGGACAACTTGACCTGTGAACCATTTACGATACCCCCTCACTACCCTCGTATCGCAGGTCTCGATTTTGGTTATGACCATCCTACAGCAGTAGTTTGGTTAGCATGGGATAGAGATAAAGATATTGTATACGTTTATGATTGCTATAAGATGAGCAAACAAATACCGAGTTATCATGCAAGTCATATCAATGAAAGGGAAGGTAGTGATTATATACCAATAGTTTGGCCCCATGACGGCTATCAACACGATAAAGGTTCAGGTATCACTCTAGCCGAGCAATATCGTGATGCTTACGTCAATATGCTGCCTTTCCACTTTGAGAATCCACCTGCACTAGGTGAGAAAAAAGGTGGCAATAGTGTAGAAGCAGGGCTTATGGAGATGCTCGATAGAATGGAGCATGGACGCTTTAAAGTTTTTAATACCCTTTATGACTGGTTTGAGGAGTATCGTATGTATCATCGTAAAGATGGAAAACTGGTCAAACTCAAAGATGATCTCATGTCTGCAACACGTTATGCAACCATGAGTCTCAGACATTCAACAACACAAAATTCAAGATGGAATACAAAAGGTACACTAGGACCTGATGTAGCCATCGTTTAGGAGATAACAATGTTACCACCATTAGTAGGATTTGCAGCAAAATTAGCAGCTAGAAAAGCAGCAAAAAAATCAATTGAAAAAGGAATTAAAAGAAAAGCTACTGCACAAAAAGCAGCTAAAAAAGCTATAGAAAGAAAAAGAGAAAAAATACATCCTGCCGATTATGATTATGAAATGAAAAGGAATACAAATATTATGAAAGAACATGGAGTAAAGTCTAGGTATACTCAACAAAAAGGCAAAAAACCTGTTCTTCAAGTAAAAGATGAAATGTATAATCCAAAAACAAAAAAAAGTACATCAAAATATAAAAGTTTAGGTTCTTCTCCTAGTATAAAAAGAATGAAAAACTTTTTAGGATATTAGGAGATTTAAAAAAATAAATGGCTAAAATGACCAATGATGAACTTGCATCGAAACTAAGCAACGAAATAGAATCTGCTACAGGCAACTTCAATACAGAACTCTCTGAACAAAGAGAGCAGTCTATGAAGTATTATCTTGGCGAACCTTTTGGCAACGAGATAGAAGGCAGGTCAGAAATTGTTACAACTGATGTA